GGTACTTGGTCACCTCAAGTTTGGGATAATCATAGTGGTGGAACTCAATTAGGAGCTGGTACAGCAGTTGGAAGATATGTAAAAATTGGACAATTAGTTCATATTCAAGGATATTGGATTTGTGATGGACTTAATGGGGCAAGTGGAGCTACTTGGTTAAGAAATATTCCTTTTGTATCTCATTCAACAAATAATCTTTATGGTTCAATTTCTATTGGATATTCTGCTAATTTTAATATTACTGCTAATACAAGTGTTAGTGCGTATCTTGACCATAATGGGTCAGCGGCTATAGGATTAGTACAATATGATACTACTCAAGGAATTTCTGCTTTACAAGCTTCAGAAATAAGTGCAGATGGTGCTATAATATTTGGTGGAACTTATATTACAAATTAATTTTAATTAGATAATTAAATGGAAAACAGGAGTAAATAATGGCTTTAGAAAAAAAAATAACTTACGATTATAAAGTAAGTAAACCTTACAACTTAATTTCAGTTAGAGAAAAAACTGCAATTATGGAAGATGGTGTAGAGTTATCTGCATCATATCATAGAAGAACTATACAACCAAAAGATGATATTTCATCTGAATCTTCAGAAATTAAAGCATTAGCAGAAGCTATGTTTACTGATGAAATAAAAAAAGCTTGGGATGATTCATTAAAATCTGATGCGTAAAAAACTTAACCAATGGGCTGATGCAAGTAAAATACTAAACGTTATGGTAGTGCTTGGTTTTGTAGTAGCATTTATGGTAAGCATCTTTAGTTGTCAAGACTATTACATAGGCAAGACACGAGAAGAATTATCGCAAGAAATGTTTGAGTTAGATAGCCTAATGAGAAAAGTAATTTGGAAAGCTGATAGCTTGGGTATTTATAATGAACTTTATATAGATGCTCAAAGAATTAATAATGGTAGTAACTAATGATTGAATTTATTGTAGGTCTTTTCTTTGGATACATTATTAGTGGAGATGTAGGTGAACCTGTGCCTTCACAAATAATTACATATACTGATAGCACACAAATTGTTAAAGTGTATAGGTCTGATTTTCATGGCTATAGATATTATCCTAATTCATTGGCTATTGGTTGGAATACAAATGATTATAGGTACTGGCAAACAGACCAGTTTATTAAACCTATATATAAAAAAGAAATAATTGTTAATAAAAAACCCAAACCTAAACCAGTAGAAAGAAAAGAATGACTAAACCAATAGGACAAGATTCAAGTCTTAACATTAGTTTGCCTATGCTTTTTCAAGCAGTAGCAGTAATTGGTGCAATGGTCTGGGGGTATGGTGAGTTGAATGGTCGAATATCGTTTCTTGAATACCAAGTAAAAATAAACGAAGAACATATTACAGCTATTGAAGAAGATGCTAAAACTAGTCAAAACGCTGAGATACCTGCTGACATAAGACAAAACGAAAAAATTACAGTTCTTGAAAAAGAAGTAGAAAGATTGCGTAATGAACAAGGCGATAAGTGAAGACGCTCAAATACATATTTCGATTGCTTTTCTTATTAAGGCGATGGTTGGTGTTGCGATTGTGGTTGGTAGTTGGTATCAAGCACAAATGAGATTTGCAGAACATGAAACAAGAATTAGAACTTTAGAAGATAAAATAACTGTGTTAAATGCTTCCATAGAAGGTATGGAATCTCAACATATTGAAAAGTTAGAAGAAACTAATAGAACTTTAATGCAAAAATTAGGACTTAAAAAATAATGCCAAGAAAAAAAGTTAAAAAACGTAAAGGTTTGTATGCAAACATACACGCTAAAAGAAAACGTATTAAAGCAGGTTCTGGTGAAAAAATGAGAAAACCTGGCTCTAAAGGGGCTCCTACTAAAGCGCAATTTAAAAGAGCTTCTAAAACTGCTAGAAAAAGACCTGTACGTAAAAAGAAAAAGTGAAAAAAGAGAAAGTAAGGGTATAGTTTATGCCTAAGAAGAGAAAACAAAAAAACGTAAGAAGAACTACTGGCAAAGGTGGTAATTACAGACCTACTAAAAAAGGTGCTGGTATGACTCGTAAAGGTGTTAAAGCTTATAGAAAAGCAAATCCTGGCTCTAAATTAAAAACTGCTGTTACAGGTAAAGTTAAAAAAGGTAGTAAAGCTGCTAAAAGACGTAAATCGTATTGCGCTCGTTCTCTTGGACAATTAAAAAGAAGTTCTGCAAAAACAAAGAACAATCCTAATTCAAGAATTAGACAAGCTAGAAGAAGGTGGAAATGTTAACTATAAAATATAAGAGAAATGTATTATGGAAAATTGGACAGAAGTAGGTTTTGCAGGATTAGCTGCTGGTATTCTTTGGATGACATTTAAATGGATGACATCTGAATTAAATAAAAAGATAGATGATTTGCATGATATTATAATTAAATTAATAGATGCAAAAAATGTAATGGTGGATAAATTTCAAGAATTAAATGATGAAGTAACTGACCAACTTAATTATATCGAAGCAAAAGTAGGTAATGGTAGAGGGTCAAAACAAAGAAGAAAGGCTGGTAAATAATGCCAAGTGGAAAAGGTACTTATGGTCGTAAAAGAGGAAGACCATCTAAAGCAGGTAAAAAAATGACTAAATCACAAGTCGTTAAAATGATTAAGTCGAAAGCAAAAAAACGAAGAAAAAAGAAATAATGGATTCAGTAAAAGCAGTTATTACAGGTTCTGCTGGTGTTGGAGTATGGTGGGTAAATTTACCTATGATGCTACAAACTTTAGTTTCTGTAGCAACTTTAATTTATTTAATAATAAAAATAAGAAAGGAACTATCATGATTCAAGAAATGATTATGAAGTATTTGTTTAACGAAGATAATAAAAAGAAAATTATTAACGAATTAAATAAAAATGTAAACATACCTATTATCAACGAAGATACAGAAGAAAAAATTATATCTTCTATTTACGATGTATTTGAAGATGTAATGGGAAAAGTTTTAAAAAAATAATGAGAACTACTTTTGGAGAGATAGTACAAGAAGTTCTACGACATGAAGGGGGTTATGTAAATGACCCTCTTGATAGTGGTGGTGAAACTAAGTACGGAATATCAAAAAGAGCTCATAGCAATGTAGACATAAAAAATCTTACTGTTGAAGATGCCTGTGCTATTTACAGAGAAGATTACTGGAAACCTTGTAAAGCAGAAAAACTACCAGAAGAATTAAGAGAACCTTATTTTCTTTTTGTAGTTAATGCTGGTCAAGGAAAAGCTGTAAAAGTTTTACAAAAAGCGTGTAATGCTAAAAACAGAAAAAGCGAACAAATAACTGTAGATGGTAGAATAGGTAGAATGACTATTGGTGCATCTAAAAAACTTGAAAGAGATAGACTGGTATCTTATATTGTTTTAGAGTATGCTAGAATAGTATACCGAAATGTTTCTCAGGAACGTTTTTGGTATGGTTGGTATAAAAGAGCTTTAGGTTTATAATGCCTAAACAAGTTTTTAAGTTAACAGACTTTCATGGAGGTCTAAACAGTAATGCTGACCCTAGAGATATTGCTATAGAAGAAAGTCCTGTTTTAAAAAACTTAACATCTGAGAATGTTGGTAAATTAGAAGTTTGTAAAAAAACAGAAAACCATTCAACAGTACAATCTCCAGCTGCTTCAACAATACAATCTGGTTATGGATTATTTGTTATGTCCCATGATAGGGCAGATGGACAAGACGCTTCTGGAACTGCTGAATCAGAAACTAAAACTGACTATTTATTACATTCTTCTGATACATCTGTATCTATCTATAACAAAACTGATGATGCTTGGGGTGAAGATAAAATTACATTAGGTAGTAACTCTAAATTTATTTTTACGTTAGTTGATGGTAATCTTAGAGTTTCTGATGCAAGTGGTGTTAATGGAACTAAATGGTATGGATATGTAAATACACCATTGTATCATGGCGTACCAAATCATACTACTACAATAGAAGATGGTGGTACTGGATATTCTAATGGAACTCTTGTTTTTCAAAATACAACATCATCACCAACTAACTGGTTAGATGGAGCAGGTACTTTTACTATTGGACAAAATCAAGCAATCACAAATACATCTGTAACATATAGTGGAGGTGGGTTTGATAGTATAAATACATTTTTAGGTATACCAAATAATAACCATCCATCTGGAGGTGCATTAATCACTGGAAGTAGTATATTTTTGGATAAAATAGAAGGTTGGTATGCACTTGATACAGCAATAACAAGTCCTGACTATGGTTCAAATTCTAATACAGCACCTAGTCCTTCTAATAAAGGATTTAATTTAGAAATTACTACTGCATCAGATGCTAGTTCATCGTGGATTGCAGACACATATCAAATTGCATTTAGTTTAGTGTATGATAATAATCAAGAATCATTACTATATATACCACAAACAAATCATACGTTTACAGTAGCAGAAGATTACTCTGTTCGTATGGTTGCTTATATGGAAAATCTTAAAGAATCAAGTGTTTTGTCTAAAAGAGTTAAAGGTGGTAGAGTTTATTTTAAAGTATTAGACTCAGATGATGAATGGAAATTATTAGCTGATATGAATGTAGAAAAAGGATTAAGGGCTACTCTTTTTACTGAAGACTATGCTCCATGGGGTGAATATGCAACTAATGATTT